CTGCAATAACTGTAGCCCCATCAGCTGTTGATGTTACTTCACCTGAGTGGTTAGGGTGTACATAGTTATTAGCTGATGCTGCGATAGCATTAAGTTTAGTATGATCTGCATCAGTAAATACATTTGAATCAGTTGCTGCTTCTACTGCTGCTCTAATTTCTGCGTCTGTCTGATCAGCTGTAGCACTTGCTTCTATAGCATTAAGTTTAGTATGATCTGCGTCAGTAAACACGTTACTATCACTAGCAGCTTCTACAGCTGCTCTAACTTCTGCATTAGATAATTGAGTATTAGTATTAGTAGTATAACTAGGTACAACCCATTCCATACCATTACTGGTATACTTAAGGAATTTATCAGTTCCACTAGGAGCGTTATGTACGTCTAACTTAACTTCTGCAATTGAGTCATCTGCTAACTTACTACCTGCAATTGCAGCATTAGTATTAATAGCAGCATTAACAATCGCACCATCTATCATTGCATCTGCACCTACAGTATCATCACTAGGTGCACCAATATTTACTGACGCTCCGATCGTGATAATAAAGTAAGGAGCACTGGTAGCAGGAGCACTGGAAAAAATGATACTAGAGCCATCAATAGCGAACCCCTCGGCTGGCTGACTTGTTCCAGAGTTAGGTTTCTGAATGACTCCATTGACAGAGACAAGAAGTTGCTGTGCATATGTAGGAGCATTAGAAAGTACGAATCTATAAGCTGATCCGTTAAATGTTGCATTATTACCACCTGTTCCACTATATGAAGATATTGTATTTATATAAAAGTTACCAACTGATTGAACTTCATCCCATGATGATCCAGTAGCGTTATATACCAACATCTTATTTGATGAGGTATTAAAGAATAAGTCTCCATCATCTAAAGATGAAGTTGGGTTAGCAGATCCAACACGATATCTATTATTAAAATCAGATACAGCTGTATTAGCAGTAGTAATATCTGATGAACCTAAAGCTTCTCTATGGAAACTATAAGTATGTAATGTAGAAGTTGTTTCTAATATTAAACCGTTTCCTGCAGCATAGGTTGTACTATTAGCTAAACCATTGATAGTTACAGTATTACCTGATCCAGCACCATTAGCAATTGTTGCTACACCACTGCCATTAGATACAAGGTTACTAGCAAGAGCTTTGATACTAACAATTGTACCAGCTGCATCATCAACGTCAGGGTTAGTAGCTGGGAAACTTGTTTCATTAGCAATAGGTACAAAACCACCTACATCTGTTACTACTGTTGTAATTCTTTCATTAACAGCTTGTGCTGAAGGTATTTGTACATCAGTAGCATTTGCAGCAATAGTAGTTACAATACTCTTACCATCTAATAAGTTTAATTCATCTTTATTTGCAGTAACACCATCTAATATATTAAGTTCAGATGCTGTTGATGTGATACCACCTACTAAAGCATTATGTGTATCTATATATGCATTAGTATTACTATTAGCTTCGTATGCTGTTTTAATCTCAGCATTACTTTGATCTGCTGTAGCACCTGCTTCAATAGCATTTAACTTACTATGATCTGCATCAGTGAATACGTTTGAATCACTAGCTGCTTCTACAGCAGCCCTTATCTCAGCATTTGTTTGATCAGCTGTGGCTGAATCTTCTATAGCATTTAACTTAGTATGATCAGCATCTGTAAATACATTAGAGTCTGTAGCAGATTCAACTAATATCCTTATCTCTGATGCTGTTTGATCTCCAGTTGCATCTCCTGCTATACCATCTAATTTAGATCCATCAGCAGCTACATCTCTACCATCTACAGTACCTGAAACTACTATGTTTCCTGTTGTTGTTAAAGCTCCTGTAGCGACTGTACCAGTTGTAGATACTGCTTGAGAGCCAAAGTTAGGGCTGATCTTGGTACCAGCTATAGCAGCAGATGAATTGACATCAGCATTAACTATAGTATCAGCTAAAACCTTAGCACTTGTAATTTGTCCTGCTGCTATACCTGCTGTTCTTATTAATTGTTTCTGTTCTTGTGCACTATAAAGTAATTGTGTTTCGTTGTTATTTAAGTCTGTAGCTCTAATAGACGACCCTGCCGCAAATGTTGCTTTGGATGTGTCTACATCAGTATCTCTGTATATGCGGATGGCTACATTACTTCCGGGTGCTGACCCGAAAACAATGTTAGTACTAGATACGGTATAATGTGTTGTTTCAGTTTTTAGTACATCATCAAGTGAAACCTTGATGTCTGCATTCTTTAAATATGGAAATGTGAACGAGTAAGTGGTGGTGGAACCATTACCCGTATAAAAATGTTCAGTTGTTGCCATTGTTAGTATTTAATACATGCTAATAGAGCTATATTTCTTGGCCTTGCTTCGTTACCACCTTGAGTTGCGTTTGATGTTGATACGGATACACCTGTTGTATTACTTGCTGCAGTAATTGAAATTGATTGTTGAGTTACTTGTTGATCAGGACCACTACCATCATCAGTATAACCACCAATACTTTTAGCAGCATCGATATTGCTAATTGAGTGAGTATGACCCGGATCTGATACCGTAGAAGTTGCAGTGTGAGTATGGGAATCGTTTTGATCTGTTTGAGTTGATCTGATCGATCTTCCACTATCTGTACCTTTACCATCATCCCAACCTCTAATAAATTCACCACGTATATCAGGTATATTACCTCCTACTATAGCATATAAAGCTGAGTAATTAGAAGATATACTCTGTACACTACCTGTACCATTAGGTATTGCATCACCATTACACTTAAGATAACCAGTTGGTGCAGTACTTCCAGCAAACCATATGACAGTACCAACAGGATTAAAGCCCATACCTGATGTAGTAGTAGCTTTTAATTTAGTTGTACTGACACTCTCGGCTGCTAGTTTATCTTCTGTTACATTAGCATTTAGTATCTTGACAGTTGTTACAGCATTTGTAGCTAATTTAGTATCAGTAACTGCTCCATCTGCTACGGATATATTAGATAAAGCACCTGATGCAATCTTATCTGCTGTTACTGCACCATCTTTTATAGCATCTGTTTCAATGGCATCATTAGCCATATGTGATGCTTCTACAGAATCAGCATTATATACCCAGTCAGTAGTAGAGTTAACAGTGATATCACCTTTATTACCAGTAGTAAGTACAGAGGTACCTGTTGTTGTTAACTTACCAAATTCTTGGGAGGCATATAAAAATTGGGTATTAGTATTATTTAGATCTGTTGCTGTAATAGCACTGCCAGCTTGGAAAATAGAATTGACAGCATCTATATCTGTCTCTCTATGTATACGTATTGTATCATTAGCAGCGGGAGCTGTATTAAACCTAATGGTTGTTGTCCCGCCAGCTTGTACAATCGTATAATCGGATGTTAAAGATTTAGTAGTACCATTTAATTGAACTCTAAGATCTGTTGTTGCTAAAAAGGGAAACGTAACGATGAAATCTTTGTTAGTTGACCCTGATTGCGTGTATGTTATTTCTGTTACGTAAGCCATTTAGTTTCGTTGTAGGTCTAGAATTCTTTCTACATTATTCTGTTCTGCAGCAAGTCCAGTTTCATGTTTAAGATAAGTTTTCTTTTGGATATCTTTATAATCTTCATACTCTAAACGTGATTCAGCAGCACTTTGCGCACGATCTAAAGCAAAATCTAATTCATCATGTAATCGTTGGAATTTAGTACGATCAAAATAAACACCAGATTTTGTTGCTTCTTTCCATTCTTTTCTGAAATTCTTACCTCGGCTAGAGTTCATTAGACGTCTTACTTCTTTTACAAATAGACCGTCTTCACCCATTATTCTAGTAACTTCAGATCGTTGTTCATTACTATATTCAATTCCTCTACCATTAGTTCTTAAAGAAGGTCTACCATCCCATTCTATATCCATTAAGAATTCTTTTTCTGGTGTAATCTTCTCACTTATTTTCCACCAAGGGGAGTAAGTGTTCCATACACGAGTTGCAAAATTCGCTGGTTCTTTTACTTTAGATCCATCCATCCAATCATATAGATCAGCTAATGTATCTTTAACAAATGGGTTTCTATTAGCTAGAATTTGAGTGAATTCCATTTCAACTTCTTTTAGTTGTGGAGTCAGGAGTCTAGCAAATTCATTTCTAATACCACCACCGGGTAATAATGAACTGCCAAATGTACCAGCCCATCTATTTAAAGCTGCTCCATTACCAGATAATACATCACCAAGAGGTTCTAAACCAGACATAAATGTTTTATCAGTTAAGTTTGCACTTAAGATATACATCATTCTATTAAGTAATACCTCTGTATTAGCTTCATCTAGTGTACTAAAGTTATCAGCTATATCAACTGTTAATTGTAACCAATCAGTAATAGCACCTAAGTTTTCATAACTATACCATTTACCATCTAACCCTTTGATACTATCTCTTGGTTGACCTAACTCTCTTCTAGTCCTTTGTCTATTTCTATCATATATACCACTACCAGTTATTCTATCATTCATAAATAAGCCAACAGCACTAGTTACAGCTAAACTACCTATAGCTTTTCTACCTTTTAATTCAGCTCTAACATTATTATAAACAAGTTCTAGATCACCACTTGTTCCTAAGCCACGTTCAGTTAATAATTCCCGAACTTTTTTGATTGGCATTTTTTCAAATGGTAATTCAAATGCATTGAGTTGATCAAAGAATAAACCTAATGGATTATGTGAACCAGCAAACCTCATTATATTAGTAGAGGTTTTAGGGAACATAACAAAAGGTTTAACAGCAGGTACAGCTTTAACAAGTTCATTAAGTGAAGAAACCAATGAGTTATCTAAGTTCATTGCTATTTCTTTACTAGCGTACTCAACAGCTCTATCTGTTATCATACCAGTTTCATCAAACATTTCTGCATAACTTCTACGTGCAATAGCTCTTACTCTATCTGAAGTAAGTCTACCACCATTACTCATTATAGCATCATATGCCCTTGCTCTAGCTTCTACATTACCAATCCATGATCTTGTAAATCCGTCAAATGCTGTCATAGCATTAGCACCAAATCTTAACCAAGGATGTTCTGCTAAATCATTTAAATCTTCAATATGATTAGTAAATATAGTAGGTCCATAATTACCTTGCTCTTCTGCAGCATCTGCAAATGTTCTCATTATATCCATTTGAGCTGCATTCTTTCTAGCAATATCATCACGCATGATATACCCAACAGAAGAAGGATCTTGTGAAGCTCTTTTAAAGATCTGATTCATATGAGACCAAGATCTTTGAACAGTTTCGCCTATACCTACATTATACATATAATGTGCTCTTCTTAATTGAGATAAATCTCTACCTAATATAGCACCAGCAAAAGTTGCAAGAGGTCTTTCAACCATTAATACTGTGTTAGAAGCAGCAGCTTTTAATGGTGTACCTAAAGCAGATAATACTGAGTTATATATGTTTGCCCATACACCTTGAGTCCAAGCAGATGGCATTTCAGCACGAGCATCAAAGAATGCTTTAGATACTGTACCACTAGTATTTCTTATGTAGTTATTTAAAGCTGTTATAGATTTTATATTACCATCTGTAGCTTCATAAGCTAACATTAATGGTGATAATAATTGAGGACGTTCCTTTTGTACATTTCTTAATGTAGCAATGGTCTCTCTAGATTCATTAGCAATACCTTCTAATGCACGTAATGTAGCATTGCGTTCAGAATCAATAGCTCTAGCAGCATCAGTTGGATCTATATTAAAAGTTTTACTTTTTAACTTTGATACCAAGTTACCTAATGATAAAGCCTTTTCACCAGTCAGTTTAGTTTGACCTTGTAGATTCATTAAGAATTCTAATCTATCTAATATATCTTCATAACCAGCTTTAACTGAAAGTGTACCCTCCATCAATCTAGTACCTTCAGATATGTCTGAAACTTGTCCAGATATAGAGGTACCTGCAAGCCCTTCAGATCGTGCTTTTGATAGATTGATGAACTCATCACCATACTTCTTAATGGCGCTCATGACGCCCTTATAAGCTGCTCCTGTGAGACTTCTCTGTCCTGTAGTAGCATTGAATGAAGTTAAAGGTCGAAGGATTTTTTTCATACCTTCTAGATCAGTATTATATAAAGCAGCTCCTAATTTATCTGCTTCTTTGATCATATCAGCATGCTTGATAAGCTTACCTTTACTTCCTTTCCAATCAACTTTTGTTTCGTCTAATTCTTTACCTAATCTTTTAAAGAATTGTAATGGGTTTTCTTTACCAGATAATAATTCACGTAGATTTCTAGGACTAATAAAGTTAGCTACACGCCCATATCTACTATCTATCTGTTTAACAACCTGTACATTAGTTTTAGCTGCTGTTACAATACCACCATTATCAACAGCTCTAACTCCTGATTCAGTGTAATCATATACATCATGTATACCTTTAGCAGGTACGGTTAGATCTGCACCATCTTCTATCTTAGATCTACCAAGATCAGTTAATGCATCATCTCTAGCTTTAGCAGGTTCTAATAAATCATTTTCAAAAGGATCTTCAGATAATTTAGGCTTATCGAAATTCTTCTTTTGCCAATTCTTAGCTTGTTCGTTTTTAGGTACCCATCTAGTAGCTTCTTTAATACCTTGTTTAGATTTAAATAAACGTACTAATGGTCCTATAGTATCTGCAAATAAACCAACTCCAATGTTTTCATTTCTATTCTTTTCACGGAATTTATCAGCGCCTTCACCATCCATGGTAGCCCAACTTTCAGGATACCAACTCCAAAAAGCTGGCCAATTCTTTTTCAACTGACCACCAATATTGTGCTCTCGTTCTTGAACAGGTGCGATTTCATCTACAATGGCACCAGATCCAGCTGCAATACCAGCTCTACTGATCCATCGTACAAATTTATCTTTACCTAAACTCCAACCTACTTTAGCGTTTACATTGCCTGCAGCACCTTTAAGAAATCTATTTAAGTATATAGTAGGCAGAACTACAGAAGCTATATCTCTAGTAGCTTGTAATCCTTGATGTTCATATTTTGGTAAATGTGGAATTTTACCTTGTTCATTATGAAATGGATTCTCAATACCGGGTAAGTTTTTCTTTGGTATCTTATTTAAAAAACCAATTCCAAAATCAATCAAACCTGCCGCAGCAGCTGAAGGGTATGCACCCGGATTATCCCAACCCGGTTTTTGTGCAGCCCAAGTGTTAGCAGTGTCTTTAAGTAATTCTCCCGGTTTACTTAGTTTTTCAATTACTTCTTTGTTAGTGGCTTTACGCTTATCCTTAGATGAGTCCGAAGAAGGTTGAGGAGTTGTTTTATCTTCCTTAGAAGATTCAGTTTTTTGTTGAGGTTTTGTATCATCTTCAGAAGAAGGGGTGTCTTCTACTGCATTCCTCTCTAATTCATCTGATAGTCTGATTCTATCAACTTCATTTAAAGTAGGTTTGGCATTGTACATCTCCTCAAGAGGATTTAATGACATTTTATTTTATGCGTATTGTGTTAAAGCAGGGTCAATTAATTGTTGTAATGTAGATTCATACTCTTTTGGATCTTCAGTCATTTCTAATTTATATAATTGTAATTCACGCCAACTATCACTGAAGGGTATTTCTATACCAGTTATATCTACTCCTTCTGCCATCATACGATAGATTGATGTGAAAGTATTATCCTTTGGTAAGTCATTTTCTTGTACTATATTATCTACTTCTTTACTTACGTCTTCTGATAAGAGACTCTCTTTAAACTTAACAAGTTCTGGGGATCCTTCCTTTAGTTTCTTTTCACTCGCTACTAATCTTCCATTAACATCAGTCCCATAATATATTCTAGCTTTAACTTCTTGAGAATTCTGTGAATTATTCATTGCATCATATTGTGCTACTGGATTCAATGAATTAAATAGAATTTCTGAATCTGTTGTACCTAATGAACCTTGCTTAGTTGTTTCACTTAATTGATTTAAAATAGCTAATGGGTGTACTTTGTTTCCATCTTCATCTCTTAAATACTCTGATACCCAATATAATTTAGGATCAATAGTGAAACCTTTTTCACCATAACCTTTTTTCATTTGGGCGATTTCTTCATAAGTGAAAAGTGCAGTATCTAGAAGATCATCATTTTTTCTCTCTTCCGTAGTAGTTAAAGCCTTACCTTTCAAATCATGTAGTCTTGCTGTTAATATAGTAATTTCTTCTCTATCTGCTTTACTGGAAGGAAGTATACCTCTGTTACCAAATAAACCGGTTGTTACTTTTGCAGCCCCTTGTAATTTTTTATAATCATAACCAATCGTAGCTTTATAGTTATTAGCGTTCTTATCCCACCATTCATATATTTCATCATAAGCTTCCTGATAAGCAGCAAGTTTATCTTCACCATCTACATTACGAAGATGTTTATCTTTTTGCATTTCTTGATAACGACCATATAGTACCATACCAACTTGTCTATTAGAAGCATGATCTACCCACCTTTGATCTAATAAACCAGCTGCTAATTTAGTAAAATCATCTACATCATAAGGGTTTAATTTTCTAGCTTCATCTTGCTCTTGTGATAATTGGCGATAATCATCTTTAACCTTTTGAGGTACTTCTGATCTGTCAATCCATGCCTCTGTAAGAGCATCAACCTCTGCTAAGGCTTTAGCTTGCTCCATATATTTATTTACATGCTGACCAGATAAACTTAGATTATCTATATCATATTTTATTTTTGGATGATCTTTACCATTTCCTAATTCAACATCATTTTTCCATATATTATGTTGTTCTAACATATAATCATCTACTGCTTTCTGACCTTGACCTGTAGGCATATTAGCTTTATAATTGGTGAAAAAGTCTCTCTGTGCTTTTGTTTTGTTAGCTGCGGCAACTTGATTATCATGCTTTACCCATTTATTATAAGTTGCTTCTAATTCTGCAAACTTCGCCCCATACTTACTTGGTAGTGTATGTGTACCTCCATCAGCACCTATAAATTCACCCACTTTAAGAGCATTCATTAAGTCTCTATTAAGACCTCCTCTAGCAGCCAAGCTGTTTAGATCCTCAAATGTTTGATTCCAAGCAGCTCCCATATCTCCAAGATGAAACTTACCTGCAAGATATGAAACTCTATTTACAACTTCTCTTACTTTAGCATTAGCTGTTAATTGTTGAGTTTCTTTTGGATTATTGCTTGGAGATTTAGCAACTGTATTTATAAGTCTAGATTCATATTGTTGTTTCTCTGTAGTTTTCGCTGTTGCTTGTATATTTTTAGTTGCAGTAGCTTTCCATTTTGTTTTATGTGCTTGCTCAAAGATATTTATTGGATCATAGAAATATTTTTGTAAGAAGTCGTCCCTAGGTTTCATTCCTGCGGCGTCATAAGCTGCCATTATAGGTGCTAACTTACTACGTCTATGTACATTTACTGCATAATTATATTTACCTTCATCAGTATAACCCATAATACCCGGAACCTGATGTAGACTTTCTTCATATCCTGCAACATTCTCCTGAATAAATTTTATTTGTCCTGCATCTCTAGACCAAGCATCTAATCCTTGAAACTGTTGAGTGGCAATGAAAGGATTTCCTGATTGCTTTGTAATTTTTTCTTGTATTATTGCTCCATCCTTACTTTTTGCAATAACTCCATTCTCTATTGCTGTTAAACCAGCTACAGTTGGTTGAGGTTTTTCAGGTTTTTTAGGTTGTTTATCACCATAGTTCCCTGCATTTTTCTTCAACTCTTCATTATAATCGTCAAAATCCTTTTTAGCTTGATCTCCAGATTTTTCATTATGCTTTCTTTCTGCATCACTATACCTTTTGTTAGCGCCATCTATCCATCTATCAACTCTGGGTTTAACAAAATTTTGTACTGAACTCCCAAAGAAATGCTTTAATTTCTCATTATATTCTCCAGCTATATCTACTTCAGTATTCCTATTCTCATCCATTTGATCAAAAGCTGGTTGGTTTGCAGCATCTGTTTGTGCTACATTCCATTCCATACCCGAAGTTGGATCACCAGCTTCTACCAAGTTCTCTCCAAAAGAACCGCCTTCATAAGTAATTGCCATAGTTTAACCTCCTGCACCTTTCGTAATTCCGGGGATACTACCACCGTAACTTAAATAGGAATCAATCCCACTAAAGGCTGCGTCTGCCCAATAAGTCCACGCTGATTCATCTTCCATAACTGGAGCTGGTGGCCTGATAGGAGTTTGTGGTGCAAATGCTACCTGAGCATCTATCTTATTATGAGCACTTGTTAGTTTACTTCTTATCTTCTCTACATTAGACTTATACTTCTCAGAGATTCCTTCTGCTACAGCATAAGTATTTTGATATTGTGCCTTTCTCATAGCACCATAAGTCATAGCAGATAAACGATTAGCTGATACACCTTGGTTTTGAGCACCTGCGACACCTTCATGTTTCTGTAAATAGTCAGTTAATATCTTATTATTATCTAACATTGCTTGTTTCCAAGCGTTATTCAAACCAACTTGAGCATCAGCATACCCTTGTTGTGCTGCTTGATTAGCATAAACTCTCTTTAAAGGTACTTGAGTTTTGCTTTTTATATTATAAATAGATAGTGAGTTGTACCATTTACGGTCTTGTACAGCTACTCGATGTTTCCATCTCTCTACTTTTGCTTTGTTTTTGGCTTTTTGCTTATCTCTATGTGCTAATCCACCAAAGACATGTTTGGATGCACTTAAGCCTGCCATTGTTAGTGGTAACCAGAATGCCATATTCTACAAAATTCTATAAAGGTTAACTTATTAGGTCCATATTCTAACTCTCTTAGAAACTTGAACCCTAGGAATCGAAGTAATTTTATATGTACTGTGTTGCGTTTATCTACAACATTCCATAGTAACTTCTCTTGTCTACTGTCTACATAACGCTTTGCTTCCCTAGCAAAGGTTATTGGATATTTAAGAATAGCTGGTGTACAGAGCATCCAGATTTGCCCATTTGTTTGTACGCCTGCTATACCTGCTAGTTCTCCGTTTGGTACTCTAAAGTATACAGAGTCTCCTTGATAAGCTAAAGGTATAA